GTTCTTACAGTTGCAAATCCCCCTATTGCTACATTCTGTCCTCCGGTTGATGTTGCTGATTTACCGAATACATTTCCATATGATGCTGCAGATGATGCTCCATCTCCAACTATTGTACTAAGACCTAAACTTATACTATTTAAAGATGTAGAACTTATGTTTGTTAATCCAGAACCATCTCCTGTTATAGATCCAGACGTAACATTTATTCCACTTCCTGATACAACTAATGACCCAGTTATAACTGCATCTCCAGTAAATGGAAATGGTGGAGGGTTGTTTAACAAATGTGATGCCGTTGTAGCAAAGCTAGCACTCTCTACTGACATTGATGCTGTTTGTGAGTTAGTTATGAATGATGATAAGTCTTGATCTCCAGTATTTGTTCCGCTTAAATTTGATGCTACAATAGTTCCACTACTACTTATATTTGCTGATGCTGTTACTGATCCTAACACAGTTACACTACCTGTTACTTGAATGGTTGCATTGTAATCTGAAGTGCTAGATATATTTGGAATGATACTTAAAGAAGGTAGTGGTTTATTTCCAACCTGAAATGTAATACCATGTCCAACAGACGCCGCAATAAGTTGTAAATTTCCAGCATCATATCCCCACCGAATAACCGATCCAAATACGTCTGATGGGCTTCCCATATACAATCCACTAACAACATTATCAGGCGACAATGTTCCAAAATAGGTAGCACCACTTCCTTCAAAGAGCATTGCAGTGTCAATAGCCAAGTCTCCTGAATATCCGCTACTTCCATTTTTTATATACAGTTTAGGAGATAATCCACCAACGGTTGTCACAGCTGAACTTGACCCAATAAACATGTCCCCGTCTTTTGTAATAACGGTTGGGGTAGAGTCTGGGTTTGATGAGTCTTCAATTCGTATTGCGTCGCCGGTACCGATTTGCGTTATTCTTAATGTTTCAGAAGTAGAATTGCTATTAACTATTAAAGAACCAGATATTCCTGCAGAACCAGTAAATGGAAATGCCGGTGGATTATTCAATAAATGCGATGCTGTTACTGCAAAACTTGCTGTTTCGGCATAACTAGAAGATACTTCATGAGTAATTTCATGAGATGCTGATATGGCAAAACTTGCCGATATATTATACAACACATTTTCTTGAAGTTGTCCTGGTCTTATTTGTCTAGTCATTATGCCCATCTCCCATTAACAATAACAGTGTCGGTATTCAAAATATCATATCCTAACACACTTGTATCGAATACAATTGTTTGTGTTGTATTTTCATTTGGTGTCCATGTATATGCAGCTTTATCTATATATTGACCATTAACATACACATCAAATTCATTGACAGATGCAAATGACAATGTGCTAGGATTAATTTTAGGTGTTCCAGCAACAGTAACAGTCGTAGCAGAAACATATGTAGCAGTTTTATCTACTAGTTCAATTAGGTATGCCATTGAGTTGCTATCAACAGTTGTGCTAGTTCCCCCACTGTTTACTATTACACTACCACCTCCTGAAATTGTTTGTGATGCTTGTAATAATTGAGTAGGTATTTTTGTTGTTTCAAATATATTATTATCCACATCAATAACCGTTTGAAACACTACCTTTTTGACAGAATACATTTTTTTAATTGTGGACTTTCTTGTTTCTTGTTCTGAAAGCAATGTTCCCATAACTGTTAAAGGAATAGTTGCTCTAACTAATCTGTCTTCTCCTACTGTGTTTACTGTTTCAAAACTAAAACTGCCTAAAGAAGTTGCAAATTTATTATTTTCATTACCCCAAGCAAATCTACCATACGGCATTATTTGATCTACTAAGTCATTCATTTGTGTAGTAAAATCACACCAAAGCATCATGTCATATTCTATATTAACATATTTTGGTACATCTACAACGTATATTTTTTTAGATTCTACTGGGTTATTTGTTGGTATAGGAAACAATTCATCTTCATACCTATTTCTGCTATTATATTTGGATTGATATATTAAATGATTTCCTGCTTGTGGTCTATTGGCATCTAATGTTCTTACATTATCTCTTTCTTGCATTGAATTTCGTTTAAGCATAATTAAAGGAGATTGAAGCATTCCTTTTTCATCACGAATATATCCTAATCGTCTTACGTTATCCCATTTTTCTCCATTCGAAAATATTACAGGTACATCTACTAAATTCTTATTTGCTGTTATTTGAGGTTGTATTTCGTTTTCAATATACCATTTTATTGCGTAATCAATATCGTATACAGTTTGTTTAACCGTACGTATTACGTCATCATCACGACGTACTTGTTCTGCTCTATTTAAAATAGGATCATCAAATAATCCTTCTGTTCGTTTAGGATTAGGTTTATTAGTCTTACGATCAATATTTTGTCTGTTTTGTCTTGGCATTATTTGTCTCCATATGCTGGAGAATTATTATTGCCCCCGAATCTAATATCTTTAATAGCTTGTGGGGTTTGTCTTGTTGCATGAGCATCAATTACAATTGAAACACTATATCCATGACTATCTCCATTTGGCCATGTGTCTGGATTCTTACCTGCAAAATATTGATTAGCATCTACATTGTCGACTTCAAAATATTCATTGTCCCAAAATATTATATCTCCAACTTCTGGATAAAAGTCTGCTTTAACTAATATATCTCTTGATATTGCAAATTTAGAAGAACGGGTATATGTATGACCATAATCGTCCATATTAGCAGATTTATCGTCTTTAGTAATTAAACCGGGTATTAATATAGAATCATAATATGATTTACTTTCAGACTCACCATATATATTAGAATTAGAAGATTCTACTACTAATTTATAAAATTCAAGTTCAGTGTCAATTACTGCATTTAGTAATTCTGAATTTATAGCGGCTAAAAATTTAGCATCTCGTTGTCCTCCAAACAGTGCCATTTTTTACCTCCTATCCTACATATATTTTTAATGGAACCTTTCCTAGGATCTCCATTTGTTGTGTTGCTTCTGCATTTTGTCTTGTTAACATTTGTTCTTTAGTTAACTTGTCTAAAAACTCTTTAAGTTGCGTTATCAATGCTTCTTTTTCTGATTGTCCTTGTGATACTAAATCGCTTCCGTTTAGTGTTACTTCGCCATTTGGAATTGGGACGTTTGAATATTTACTTCTAACATATCCCAATGTTTCTTTGATAATGGCTGCTCCATATCTATATATCCAACTACGCCCCATATCATTAATGTTCGTGTACTTTTGATATGTGTATGGTATATTAGATGCGTCAGTTACAACACCGTTTAAAAGTGCTGTATTACCAAATAACAAGCCACTGTTTCTTTTGTCTTTTTCATATACGAATTCAAACCAAACCTTATCATAGAATGGAGTTGATATAGTTCCTTGTGTTCCTGGCACTGGATATATTCTTAAATCGTCGCCATGAATATCAAATGAAAATGCAGATTTTCTTATTCTGTCATTGAATTCAATTGTTTGTATACGGAACAAATCCATATGCAGTGGCATCATCATGAAGTTTACACTTGGAGAAAATCCACCGAAGTCAAATGCATCTAACATGTTTTGAGTTCCCATTCCTGTTCCCACAAATGGATCAAAATATCTAATTATTGCTGGTGGTGTATTGTGAAGTACTTTTCTAATTTCAATACCATCAGTGTCTGTAACTTCTATTCCTAATGATGCAGAAACGGCTTCTCGGATACTATACGTTTGTTTTCCATCTTGTACATCCAATGAAGCACTATACCATTTAACGTCTCCTCCACTATCGGCTTCTGTTCCATATGCTTTTGATAGTTGTGTTATATAACTAAGATTACCTTTAACTAATGCTCCTGTAAATCCATCATCAGTTAAAAAATCAGAGCCAGTGTCTACTCCTAGTGTGTTTATTAAATTATTAACAATGTTAATTTGATTGACTTGATTTGAATATTCTATTACTGAAGCTTCAAATGCTGTATAAAAGTTAATGTCAATTAGTTCAACATCCATAATTGGATATCCAACATGATTTGCAGCAAATTTAGCAAAACTGTCTGCTTCACTTTGGAAAGACGTGTCAGCATCAAAAAAACCAAATGGTGTTTTTCCGCTACTAAATGAAGAGCTTCCGGGCCAAATTGGTTTATTTTCTGAGTAGTCCATTACTATCCTTTAATATAAATATCAATACTTTTCATTTAAGAGGTTCAAAATTTCTTCTAATGACTCATGTCTATGATTATCCGTTAAAATAGTTTCATTGACATATTTCGATTCTTTAATTTTTGGCACTTCATGAATAGCAGAATCATTGGTGAATTTTAAATCAATTTGATATCTATCACCACATAAAATCATAGTGCTATGTTTACCTAGTCGACTCACAACCATTTGTAGTTGTTGTTTAGTTAGGTTTTGAAATTCATCTACAATGCATATAGAATGATCAAATGTTCGTCCTCTAAAATGTGCAAGACTTACTAATTCTATATTTTCTTCTTTTTCCATTTTTTCTAATAATTCTGGTTTATTGTAAACTTTTCTCATATTGCTTCGTATAGGAACAAGCCATTCACTCATTTTTTCTTCTAAAGACCCAGGCAAGAAGCCATTGTCTTCTGTGGATACAGTTGGACGAGTAATAATAATTTTATCTACTTCTCGTTTAAAATATTTATCTAATGCTACTTGAACTGCTAATAAAGTTTTACCACTTCCAGCTTTACCTAATATAAAGTTAAATGGCGTTGTCAATATTTTAGCTTTTGCTTTTTTTTGTTCTTCTGATAACGTTATAGAAAATTTAATACTGTTTTTTGGAGGGGTTTTGACCCGATTTGGTGTTGTCATTGTGTAACCTTTTTAACCTAATTTTGTGAGAGTTGGTCTTCTAAAAGACAAATCTTTAAGAGTTTCTATTTTACCCAAACACATTCTTCTAATTGCTTCAAATGATTTATTAGGTGGATATGGTGTTAATATCTTTATTTTTACTAACTCTTTATTTGGACCTAAATCTTGTTCAATATGAACCATTAAAACTAAACGAACTGCTCTGATACGATCTAATACATCTACAAGTCGTCCGTCATACCGTATGTCTGCAAACATTTCGTATTTCGTTCTTGGTACTGCCATAGTATTTCTTTTTTTATATAAATATCAAAACAGTAGAAAAGGGTAGCCGAAGCTACCCTTTCCACTCAATTGTTAATTCTTTAAATCAAAAATTGTTTAGATATTTAACTATTAAATAGTCTCCAATCCTTTCACATATACTTTTCCGTAGAATTCTGGACGAACTACTTTCTTCGCGTAACGTGTCATGACACCTTTACGTGGAGTGAAGTTTACCGGATCATATACTAACGGAGTCATGATAAGGGGAACATATGGCGAGAATACTGCACCAGTTTCAAGGAACTGTGCACCTCTAAAGCCCATCAATATGATGTTCTCTTTCATGTATGGATTTTTATAAACAGTGTATCTGTTATTGATTGCACCAATCTTTTGCACACCTGCTGCAAATTCCATTTTAGTTCCATCAGTGTCTGCAGCAAATCCAGGAATAGATTCAAGGATAGTTGCAACTGCCGGAGATGTAACTAAGAAGTTAGCACCACCACGCAATGTTTTTTGATGAATTTTATTAGAAACTTTTTGCAGTTTAGTACCAAGAGTTTGGAACCATCCACCTTGCGTGTTATAGAACCCGCCGGTAGTTGCAGACGTTTGTGTAAACGCAGTGCCATTGTAGACTTCATTGTTTACTGCTGACCAATACTCAGTAGTTGGAGCAGAAGCAATCAACATGTCAAGAATCTCTAAATCAATCTCCATTGATACATATTCAGATAACATTGAAGTTAATTCTGCTTCGGCATCAATTGAGTGATAAGCATTAAGGTCTTGAGCGAACTCAGGAGTCCATACAGCCTTTAGCTTTCTCGTCTTAGCAACGATTGGCTCAGACTGAAGTTCCAAGTTAACTTCTGGAATGTCAATATCAGTACCATTGTTAATACCTTGATTAGCACCAGAACCTTTGAAAGGTGCTGTATCTTCAAAGTCACCTCTAGTTGTATCCGTTGGAGCTTTGCTATAATTAAGTTTTAACCCACCTACAACACCTTTTGCATGTTGAATAAACGTTGCTTGTGTAGCTGCAACAACAAATGATGCAGTGTAATTAGCATCAACGGTTGTAAATGCTTGCACAGGAATAATCTCTGTAGAACCAGATAACAATGTAAATGCTCTAACTGCTAATTTATCTGCGTCTGTTGGAAGATTAACAGTTAAATTAAAATATGTAGCTGAATCTTTAGTAAATTCAGAATCAAAATTCAATGATGCACTAGATGCTGCTGCGTGTGCTGCACCAGATCCTGTCGATACTGAAGTTGATGCTAACGTTCCTTCTACACTTGGAATAGAATATCCAAATCTACCAGCACCATAAAGACCACCCGTTGGATCGCCGCTTAGGTTAGTAACACCAAACATTGAATCGTCAGCTTCTGGAGATCCGAATGGATGACCATTGTCGCCTGGGACATCTGTGTTGTCATCGTCAAACCCAGGAACTGCTGTACCATATTTAAAGTCTAAGTAAAATACTAGACCGGATGGCAAGTTCATTGGTTGTACTGATACAAATTCTTTTGCTGCAAATTCAGCAAAGATTCTTCGTACCAATGGAAGAGCAACTCCTGCCCATTCCTCAGAACCTGCTGCTGTACCTGTAGCAGATGATTCTTTTACTAGTTGTCTTGCTTGGTTTTCAAGCAATTGTGCCATTCCGGCTTTTTCTGTCTCACTAGAAAGACCTTCTAATAGACCCGTTCTTTCCCATTTGTTAACGTGTGCTTTCGCTGCACTTCTTTGAGAATTGTTAGGATCTTGTAATAATGAATTAAGGCTCATTTTTTATTTCCTTTTTTTAAAATTATTTAATTAAACCCGCTAGTTTTTTCCAACGGTTGGCTTGTTCAAAGCCTTCTGTCAATACTTGTGTTGTTTCCTTGCTTGGAGCAGTTGATGCAACAGGTTTAGATGCCATTGATTTTGACTCTTTAACAATACGCTTTCCTGCTTTTGGCTTATGGAATGATTCTGCTAAAGTTGCAAATACCAATTTTGCTTCTCTTGTGTTACCAGCTCTATCAAAGTTTTCAATCACTTTCATTTTCTGACCTTCGTTAAGATCAAAGTTTCGGAACAATTTGTTTGTGTAAAGAAGTTTTGCATTTAAAAGATTAACTTCATTGATTACTGATTTAAGATGTCCAACAGTATGATACGCTTCTTCTAGAGCTTCTTTTGCTTCATTGCAATGAGCTTCTTTTTTAGTATCTTCTTTGTCTTCTTCTTTATCTGCAGCATTCATTTTTTCTTTGTCATCTTCTTCTTCTGCTAAGATTGCTTCAATTAGATCGTCAATAGATGAATCTTCATTAACTCGGAAGTTGTCTGCACGGTCATTATACTCTTGTCCGCGTTTGTCAGCTGAATACATTTCGTATTTCATTCCTGCATTTAAATCTTCTTCGTCTGTGACTACATCTTCTTCTCCAGCCATGTACATTCCTTCGTGCGTACCTTCTGCTTCAAGATCTTCTTCTAACTCTCTGATGATTTCTTCGATGCCTAATTCGTCACCTGCGTCATCACCCATAGCTGCATCCATATCCATTTCTGGTTCTGCATCCATTCCTGGTTCCATATCCATTTCTGGTTCTGCATCCATTCCTGGTTTTGACATAATGTCACCAGTAAAGTCAATTTCACCATCCATGTCAGTATCAATTTCGATATCACCAACATCCATTGGTTCACCTTCTGCGCCCATTTCGTCACCCATGTCATCCATGCCCATTTCGTCACCCATGTCCATTTCGTCACCCATGTCATCCATTGGTTCATCCATAGCCATTTCATCATCTTCAAGCTCACCGATTAACTCAGTTTCGAGCATGCTTTTGATTCTTGGTTGAAACGCTTCTTGAAGAGCGATCTTAGCATTAGCTAACGCAGTTTCTTTAACAGCTTTAGCATCCGCAATTGCTTCTTTTAGCAAATCTGATTTTGCCATTTGTTTTCTCCTTAAATTTGTTTTTTGGAAATAAGATTATTTGAAATCTTAATAGAATATTATTTTTTATAGACACTATATAGAGATAGCGTATTTCCTTAATAAATATACCGCTACTTAAAAAACAGTAAAAAAGCCCTAACATTTCTGCTAGGACTTAAAAAAATATATTATTTATTAATCGTATTGATGCATATCTCTTATTTTTTGCATGTATTTTGCATTGATAAGTTGAGCTCTACGCTTTACACTAGGCTTTGTAAACGTACGGTTTTCTTTTAAAGCGTCTAATACGCCTAGTTGTTTCATTTTTCTTTTAAATGCTCTTAATGCAAATGAAATGTCTCCGTCGACTACTGCTACTGCAGATGGTGTACCTGGTACGATACTTTTGTGGTGTTTTTGTTTTTTACTCATATAACTTGTTTTAAAATTTTCTACTTGGGCGTCTTCTAGGATTGTTGCTTCTGGGAGCTTTAAATGCAAATTTGCTAAGCTCTGGTAGTTGTGCAAAATATCCTTGAATCTTTTGTGATTCACTTCCTGGATCTTCTCCTACTCGAAAGTAAAAATATCCTGTGCGTCCTGATTTGGATTTTTCATGCTTGATAATAGTAAATCCTTTTTTAGTAGTCCAACGTTGTATTTCTTTGGCTACTGCCATTGATTCTTGCGGATCACGTAATTGATATATAACGTGTCCTGCATAGTCTGTTAAGTTGTTTACTAGTTGAGCTTCGTCTATAAGTTCTTCTGTTGTAATAGTTTTTAAACGTTCCATTTCGTCTGCGGCTCTTTCTAAATTGTCTACTTCTTCATCAGAATATGTTACTTTTTGTTCCTTTAAACTAAAAAAGTCTCGATACATTTTTTTAAACTTACTCATTATCATGCTCTTATATTATATAAATATATATTTTAAATTCCAAATTATCCTACTTCAAAATATTTGCCAACTCCGTGTGCTACATCTTCAAATGCAGATTCAGCTCTACGTTGATGAATTATTACTTCATTGCATGATTTTTGAAATTCTTTTAAAGC